TGGCCTAAGGACTCGCACCTATCGTGATGACTTTGTCACCAGCCCTGATACTTATATAGTCCCATCTTATTAGATAGTCAAGTAGTAAGAAAACTTTTTTACACACGTACTTCCTGCCACGCCAGTTACCTGTGTCATCTACTACTATTGTGCACCGACCCGCGGAACTTGGGCAATGGAAATGCGTACGACCAGCTACGCCAGTCCTGGCTGCAGGTGCAGCACCTGAAGATAACTATGGTGATAGGGCTTTTCCCGATGGACAATGGAGATGTAGAACTACCATCTCGCTGCCTGAGCTGCGGGACCAGATCCTGGTTACTATGGTAGCTGGGCTTCAGCCTCGGGTAATGGAGAATGGAGAAGGATCTTCCGTACCTGCTGCCAGGGACGCTGGTCGTGCACCATGTCTACTGCCCAGTAATGCGGGGGAAGGTTGGCAATGGAGCCAATGGAGGGAGCAACGATTCCCGAAAAGATATACAGTAACCTTTGAGGGAAGGTCGTGGCTATAATGAAGTTTCTTCCGCCTTGTAAACTATGGCTATAATTCCATGATTTTTGAAAGGGGCTTAATTTTATTTTATTACTTGTAATTACTTTTAGTTCAACCCAAATCGATATACCATCACAGATCCCATAGCAATCTGGTATACCTTGTCCAACTCTATTTTCTATTCTTGTCCAATGTATATCTGTTAAATTTTCTTTTACTTGTTTCCAAAATTTACTTTCTGGTTTCACTTAAATATAACAATAAAAAGATAAATAGCCAAACCCCAGAATACAATCTTTTGACCAAAGTAGAAAATTATTACCCCTAACCCTTCCCACCAAGAAGGCGAAAAGTTCCAACAAAGATTAACTTTAGGCACTTGAAAAGTATCTCTACGAGCAAACTGCTCTCGTTTGTTTTCTTCTTTGCTCATGGACACCTCTTCATCAGTTCTATCATCTGATTATAATACAACAATCTAAACTCAAAATCTTCAGCAGTCAGGGCTGCGCGCCTCAAGTTTTCTACTCTACGCCAGAACAAATCATCTGTCATAGGTAATGGAGTATACTCATATAAATCTGGTCTAATTATTACTAACATATTAATACCTCCAAGATTCCGCAACTTCATGCACCATGTCAACAATCTGGTTTAGTTCTACATGAACAACCTTCTCATTGGCATTTAATAATTCTCTAATCTCCCTAATAAACTCTTCTTTAGTTTCTCTTTCGTTTTCTTGTTTTGTTACTTCACTAGCTTGTTTCATCCATAACTCTATGTCTTGTGTTGTACTCATTCTTTCTCCTTTTTTTAAGACTGGCATATTTTATACCCACAATGTTAATTCATTGGGACAGGTACATTTTTACATCTGGTAGCCTGTAGCGTCATCGAGATTTTATATTTCCTACTTAAAGGATTGCTCTGCGACTTTTCATTATCAGAAACCAGTCTTATATACCCTATAGTCCCATCTAATCTTATAGTCAAGACTTATTTTCTAATTCTTTTACTTCTTCAAACGTAGTTTCAATACTGTATTGTTCTTTAAGATCCTGAAGCTTCTTCTCAACCTCATCTCTAGACATCGAATCTATCGTGCCTGTTAGAATTTCTTTTTTATCAACATACAACCCAGCGATCTGACCACGGCGAGTCTCCGCAGCTACGGCGGCATTCCAGTTCCCTGACTCAGACGCCTTATCTCTAATTCTAGCCAATGTAGATAACGACCTTTCTTGTGTGCATTTATATCTCTCAACAATAGCTCGCCTCTCGGATTCAATAGCTTTTGCAACCAAAGGATATTTCTCAGGGTTCTGTAGTTCAGATGCTCTTACAACTGCTGAATCTTTTGCATATCCTGCTTGAATTGCACAATGCGTAGCAGTATGTAAACCTTCTGAATGCACCAATAATAATGCAAACTTTCTTTGTTTGCCTGTTATTTTAGGGTGAAACAGTGCATCAGACAATGCTTCAGGTATAATTAGTTCGTTTTTTTCTTCCATAATGCACCCATTCAATAGATGTTATATTTTATATACAGGAAATAATTACAAAAATCTAGGTTTTGCAAGTTATTTTAGTAAAAAGGTTACTTTTGTAAAGATAGAAGTAACCTAAAAGTAACCTAAAAAGGTAGGTAATATAAGGGTTGTTACTTGGTTACCTCAGTTACTTCGTTTTCAAATGAAAATAAAAAAGACTCAAAGTTATAAATTACATCTATAGAGAAGTTAATTTATGGAAATAGTTTAGGATCGTCTCTAACTAAAGCTAAGGCTTTTTCCAATGATTCTTGTCCATCTGTAACAATAACTTCCCATTCATCAGCCGTGTAAGATCTGTCATGAGTTGGATCGTAGAATCTAACAGTTACGTCTCCACAATGGAGGCACTTATGTATTCTTTTTACTGGGCTTTCTGGTAGTTGTGTGTACATACCTTTTTATCCTTTGTAACGGAAATAAAACCACATTCTCGGGTAAATTTTCTTTGAAATATATAGAATCCATGACTTTCATAGACTCAACGCGTTCGTACTGATTGGTCCGTGAGGCGAGGATCGCGTCTAATAGATCTCGCTGCTTTAAAATTTCTTGGTCGCTCATACCCCTCCTGTAGACTGCCCCCACCCAGCGTAACTGGTGCAGGGGCAAATCGAAGTGAACGACGCAATTATAGTCGATTATGGGATTTAATGCAACTAAAAGGGCGGTTCACCTTCGAAGGTAACAACGGGGTTACTCTTTCGAAATCGTGTAGTTTTTAAATGATTCGGGGTCCAAGGGCGGTCCATAGTAGACCGCGAGGGAATCTTTAGCGCCCTCTGTCCACGTTTGGTGATAGTGCTTAGTTTCATCGAGTTCCCCTTGTGAGTCACAAACCTTACACTGCTCAATGACTTCCTCTGCCTCGAATCTAAGTTTATTATACCCATTACCTTTACAATGACTGCATATAATCATATCGCCCCCATAATATTTTTCTAATTCTTTCCCATCTCATACGGGTTGCAACTTCTTTCCAGTTCCGTGGGTCGCGTGTCGCGCTCTTTGAAACCTTTGCATACTCTTGCAGTAATCGTTCTTTCAATGTCTTCTTGCGGCCCATTCCATACCTTCTTTCTCTTTCGCTAATCTTTCTGACTCAACGCGGTTCGTTAGCTCTTCTACTTTTGCCTCGTATCGGCGCTTCATGGATAGTCTACCAAGTATAATACCCAAAGCAAACACGCCTACGATGGCAAGTATATGCCAAAAGTGAAACATAATCCCTCCCTTTTACACAACATAACTTTGTCAAATTTCCAGGTGCAGTACTCACTACTGAAATCACCCATGTCATTTTTTATGCAATCACGCATAAAAGTTTGATACGGCGAATAATATACAAAAATGTAGACACTCGCCAGTATCGTCCCACATAGGCACAGAATGCCTATGATTTTAATAATGAATTGTAACATCTCAAACAGTACCAAACATAAATGCTTTTGCCTTCTTCTTGACACATCATGTTATCGGTCAAGTAGTTACGACTACAACTATTACAGCACTTCTTTTCATACTTCCATTCAGCTTTAAATTTTCGGTAAGAAGCAAACTTAGGTAATGCACTAGACGTTAACGACATAATCATGACTCGCAGGTACAATAGTGTGAAGTTTAGTATAGTAATCTGGGTCCGTAAAAAACTCTTCAAAAGAAATAACAGTACCAACAGCATACTTATTATAATATCTTATACGCTCTTCTGGATTGTTTTCTCCTTCTGTAAGTTGGTATCCTGTTGAATCAATTTTTACTATTTTAAAACCATCAGTACCTAATCTAACTAATGTTATTTTACCTATCATGCTGCTAACTTTCTTTTCTTTGATTCTTGTTTTACTAAATATGTTATTTGCATACCTGCAGACCGATCGTCTAAGGCGGCTAACTTCTTTAACAACTTATAAGTTTCAATGGCTACTGCCACACTTTTAAACTTCTTTGTGTTCATGCTGTCTCCTTTAATTGATGTGGTAACTTTGATAAATGCTCCTGCGTTTCAATGTCACCAAAATCAAAAGCAGACTGTTCAGGTTCGTGAGCCGCGGACGGTGTAAATCTTCTGCCTGTATTATTAGCCAAGTTATTCCACTCTA